TGGCGCAGGGCCGGACGTGCAACAGTTCGTCGAGCGTGTGGGCGACGTTGTCGCCGGGCGGCGGATAGCCTTCGTAGAAAATATGCTCCAAGGCCTCGTCGTGGGTCGGGGCGTTCACCCAGGCGCGGAAGGTCGGCGAGTCCGCAAGCGTATTGCGCAACTTGTCCACCACTTCCGAGATGATCCCCACCGGGGCGCTCAGAGCCATGTCGCTGCGCTCCAGACAACTAGACTTCAGGCTGTAGGCGCTTGTCCTGAACCTACAACCTACGGACTACGGTCTGCTCTCCCCCGGGTGCGGCGGATGCTCAACCGGCCCTCGGCCGAACGGCGGATGCCCGCCTGCCGGATCGTCATCCGCGTCGTCCGGTTGAACAATGACCGGCGGAAGGACGATCACGACAGGGGGCGGTAGGACTATCGGACGGCCTGGCGATCCAGCGAGCCCACGTCCACCAGCAGCGCCGTCCAAGCCGTCTGTGCCATCCATGCCGGGATCACCTCGGCAGTCGAGAGCATCACAGAATCCGTCTGCGTTGGAATCTTCATCGCCATCACACTCTCCGTTCGCGTTGAGGTCGTAGCAGGCGAGGCCGCCGCCCTGCACGCCGTCCTGGTCGAACCACTCCTCGACCACCAACCCCGCCAGAAGATGTTGTAGACCGCTGGAACAGCCCGTGAAAGTCAACGATCCCACCAAGAGCATTCGTCTAATCATCGCCTATCTCCTATTTGGTCGTTTGTTTTACGGTCCGGGTGACCGTTCCTCCAATTTACGTAGGATATGAAGCATCTCACGGTTGCGTTCGCGCTGTTCGGCGCGCCATTCCTTATCCGATTCGGTCCGGTCTCGTTTCCATTCCCCGAGGCTTTCGACGTTGACGGCAATCTGGGCTTCGATGGAGTCGCCCTTTTCGGTGACGCGCTCGTTCACCACGCTGATTTTGGCAAGAACTTCGGGGTACACGCCCTCGGTCCAGCGTTCATGCCCCTCGATCCAGGCGTCAATCACCGGGACGCGATCCGCCGCCCGACTGATCTTATCGTAGCGCTCGGACGTTAACCGACCCGCGAGGAGAACGATGAGCGCCGAGGCCGACAGACCCCCCACCAGTTTTTTATGCCCATTGATTGCCGTACGAATCGTCTTCACCATGCGCTCACCCCAATCGCGAACACCGAAACATGAAACTCCGAAACGTCCAAACGCAATAGAAGTTATTCCCTATTTCGGCGTTTTCGCATTTCCTAGTTTCCTTCATCGTTGCCGCCCTCGATATTGCGGGCGGCTGACCTCCATCGTCTCAAAACGCACAAGCTCCAACGTGGCCATGTCCGGGCTGTCATTGAGCACTCGCCGCACCACGTAACGCACATTGTCCGCCGTCACCACGTCCCCCGCGGATGGCCTCACCGCCCCCAGCGTTCCCACCGCCACGGTGGGGAACTCCGGCGTTCGTCTGATGGTCAAGGGGCGGACCCGTTCGTATTGTCGATCGCCGGTGGGGGCGTCGATCTCCCGCGTCTCCTCCGCCCCCAGGATGGCGGTGGTGTGCCCCGCCCCGTCCACTTTCGATTCGTAGTACACCGCTCGCCCCATCTCCCTGAAAAACGGATTGACCGCGCTGTTCCCGAACACACGGTCAAACGGGCTGCGAACCGCCGTCCCCGCCGGGACTTTCGCCGTGTAACTCCGCCGCCGCCCGGGCAATCCGTGAACTTGCAGTGCGCTGGACAAATCCTCACTCCGTTCGGAGTTACCAGTTACGAGTTACCGGGTAACTGCTCATTGGTAACTGGTAACTGCCTCATACCAGCCGGAACTTCTGCCCCGCGATCGGGGCTTCGGTGATCGCCGTGTAGGTCAATTTCGTCGCCCCATCGTAGCCGGTCGCCTCCGTCTGTTGACCGTCCAGCACCCCGCCCACGAACAGGATTTGCTTGCCCTTGTAATGGTCCACCGTCGTTTCGCTCAGGTCCGTGGTCATCTGCGTGGTGGTGAGCGTCCCGGCGACGGCCGCACCCCTCACCGCGTATTTGGCCGGGGTCCGGTTCTCAATCGCAAAACTCCCCAGCTCCGCGTTCACCGTCTGCCCGTCGATGACCGCGGCACTGAGCACCACCCGGAAATCATTCCCCGCGGCGTAGAACGTGGGGTCCGCGGAGGTGTCGATGCGGCAATGGTGATGGCCGACCAGGGCGTCGAAAGCCCGCGTGTCGGTGACCCCGGTGACAGTTTGGGTGATGGAGTTCCCCTTGTAGACGCTGATCGTCCCGGGCGTGGTTGGATTGGCCGAGGCCCCGTTGGCCAGGGCCGTGTCCCAGGCAAAGTCCAGGATCTGCGCCACCAGGATATCGCCCAGATATTTGCTCATCAACATGATCTTGCTCCGTTTTCTCTAACCTTTACCTACGCCCGCAAAATCAAATTTCTGTCGGCGCAGTTCGATCCCTTTTCCGGCGATCCACTGGGCGACGCGCCCATAGGCGTGGCGCTCGCCCTCGAAACGATGCGCGTGATGGGCGATGGGATCCACGCCGCCGTCGTAGTAATCGGCCCCCACTTTCCAGTCGCACCCGAAGATGTCGATTTCATCGGTCTCATGGATTGCCAGTCTGGCTTTACGGCGGGTGAGCCATTCCGCCAATACCATCGCCGCCGTCAGGGAGTGATTTCGCCAGTTGAACTCCAAGCGCACGTCGGTGTCGATCTCCTCGAACGCCAGCACCCACCAATAACCCTCGATGCCCGGGTTGCACGTTTTCGCCCAGCTCCGCCGCGGGGTGCAGAGATTGGGATGCCCTTGGGGAATCGTTTGATGGAACCCTTCGGGGTCCCCGAACACCCACCAATCGCAAGGATGCGCCGCGGCGGCGCGATTCACCGCAAGGGTGAGGTCATAATCCTTCCACGCCGCGGACTCGCCCCGCGCCAACGACGGGCCGGGGCACAAGATGGCGAGTCTCATTGTCGCTTCGGTCCAACAATAGGCTGAAGGCCGTAGGCTTTTTTGCACCTACAACCGACGGTCTGTCTTCCCCCACAGTGGAGCACGGGGGCTGCGCCCGATCGGCCCCCGTGCTCGGTGGTGAGGAGTGGAATGTCCTACAATACCGCGGTGAGCAAATGCCCCGCCGCGGGATAGATGATCTTTTCCGCGACCTCCATGCGGCAACGGACGATGTCGCCGCGCCGGGCGTCGTCGCGATAGACCTCCACGAACCCGCCGATCTCCGAAGCGTCGTCGGCCCAATGGATGGTGCGGCCGATGCCGATTTCCTCGATGGACGAATTGGGCGGAGGGGTCCGGCAGACCATACACATGGTCTTGTCCCAGGTTGCGGCCAGCACCGCCGCCTGCCCTTCCAGGGCGGTGTTTTTCATCATGTTGGCGACCAGCACGCGGTCCACGTTGAACACCTGGGCCAACCCCTGGGCGCTCATGGCGCTGGGGCGCACGTCGAAGATGCCGTTGTATTTCAGGCGATCGACGATCTCCGCGTTGAGCAGCAACTTACGGAACAGCTCCCAATCCAGGATGACGGTGTTGGCCAGTTGCCCGCAATTGTTGCGCACGCGGATGGCGGCGTTGCTGACGTCCGTCATGGGCGTGCCGCCGGCGTCCCAGTTGGTGCCGATGGCCGTGGTCAGGCTGGCACCCGTCCAGGTGGTGGTGTTGAACACCGCCGCCGCCACCCGCTTCTCGTAGTTGAGAATGACTGTGTGCCGGGCGCGCTGGGTCGCGGCCTGTTCCAGATCGAAATATTCCGCGAAGCGCCGAGAGTCGCGGTCATCCACCCGCTGCTCGAACCCGCGGTCCGTCGTGGAAAACGAATCGTCGGTGAACTTCCACGTCCCGCGGTTGTAGGACCCGTCGCTTTGCCGGAGATCGTCCTCGATCTTGAGCAGCTCGGCGAGCAGGAACTTCCCGAATTTGTCCGCCGGCTTGCCCGCTTCGAGGGGCGGCAACACGCCCAACCCGATGGACCCCATGATGTTGGCCTGTAAATCGAACTCCGCGAAACTCCCCAGGTCCGGGCGGAGGGTCGCCAGAGCCGAACTCGGTGATACTGACATTTGGTTCTCCTTCCTTGGAAACCCGCCGTCAGGCTTCGCGGTTCGCTCCGCTGGCTTGAGCGGCCTTCGGTCTTGTCATCCTTGACGTTTTGGCTTTTCTACGTTTCGGCGTTTCAGCGTTTCGACGTTTCCGTCACGGGCTTCCCGTGAGCACTTCGACGATGTCGTTGGCCGCGGTCGCCGCCTCCAACGCAATCCCGGCGCGAATGGCGCCGGTGGTGGAGATGTCGTCGATGAGCCCGCTCGCTCGACCGTAGACCACCGCCCCCTGCGAAAACGCACCCGACGCCTTCATCTTGCAGGTCCCCGCCGCGCTGCGCAGGCGCACGAGCACCACGTCCCCGTTCGCAAACGCTTCATTCATCAACACCCCCACAAACTCCTCCCCCAGCGCCGCCGTGGAGAGCACCCCAGCGGTGAGTTTCACCAACGTGAAAATCCCCAGCGCCCCCCCGGCGACGAACGCCTTGTAGTTTCCATCCAGCATCTGACTCATGGGCCAATCTCCTTGTTCGTTTCCGTGTTCCGTGTTCCACTGCTGTGTCAGCAGCGGGTCTTCTGTTCCTTCTCTCTATTCGCCCGACGCACCGTGGTGGAGCGTCAACGCCGCGGTGCATTCCACGGCGACCGCCAACGCCATCTCCGCGATCTGTTTTGGATGGCGTTGAAAAGTCGTGTTTGAACACAACCCAGCCACCGCGGCCTGCATGAAACCGCAAAGAGAACCGCTGGACTCCAAAGTTTGAAACTGAACCTCTTCCGCAACTCCCGCACTTTCCAACTCTTCCGCCGCCGCTGCGACCGTTTTGTTTCTTTGCATCGCATTCTCCATGACCATTTTCTTCAACTACGCGCTGTTTCCGCCACTGGCACACACAGGCGAACACGGGCTTTGAGTTCTACGTACCCTATTCCACCAACGCCGCGGCCTTGGTGCGCCCGTGGGCGGTGTTGTGCTCGCGGAGCATGTCCTGGCGGAGCCCAGGTCGGCGTTGGTTCACCGCCCGCACCGCCGCGTCTCGAGAGACACCCTTGCCTTTGCTAATTTCTTCGTCCACGGCATCCTTCCATTCAGCCGTCGCGTTGGCCGACGTCCCCGCGGTAGTCGTGCCTCCGCTGGGTACGGGGGCGTTGCCCGGCGGTTTGATCGCCGCCGTTTTGGCGGTCGCTTCCTTCAGCGCCGCGTCTTGCGCCTTCACCTTGTTGCGGAGAGCGTCTATCCACAAATCCTTCGCATCCGCCAAGGTGGCCTCCATCTCCAAACAAGATTCCCGGAATTCAGCGAGGGCGTCGGGAAACGCCTCTTTCAGTTCCGCAAGGGTCGCCGGCCCGGTCGATTCTTTCGACATCGTTTTCTCCTTCTTTAGAAAAGGTTGCGCCCCGGCGTCCGCGCTGGGGACTGTTCCCATCGTTTTCCGTTTGATCGGTCCGCTATTTTCCGCGGCTAAACCCCGGGCCACGGCCAGTGCTTCCTCCAGGGTTCCAACCTGGTCGATCAGACCTAACGTTTTCGCCTGCGAAGCGATGTGAACTCGGCCGTCAGCCCATTCCATCGCCGTCGCGGCGCTGATCGCCCGGCCAGCGGCGACGGCGGTCACGAATACGCCGTTGATCTCGTCAACCATGCGCTGAAAATCGGCAAGTTGTTCGGGGGTGATCTCCGTCCCCATCAGCCCAGCGCCTTTCATGATTCCCGCGCGGATCACGTGGCGTTTGACCTGTTCGCGGGCAAAAAAGACCGACCAATCGTCGATCACCATGTAAACGCCGATGGACCCCACCAACGTGTCCTTGGTGGCGATAATCGTCCGCGCCTGGCTAGCCACGTAATACGCGCCGCTGGCCGCTAAATCTTCGAGAAAGGCCACGATCGGTTTTTGTCGGTTGATTTTCCCAACCTGGGCGGCCAAATCGCCGGTGCCGCTGACGTTTCCACCAGGCGAATCGACCCGCAACACAATGCTCCGAACATCTGGATCCACCGCCGCCTGTCGCAAGGTCCGCTGCAAACCGACCAAGCCCCCGGGCATCGCGGAAAAAGAACCGCCGTATTTGGTCATCACTCCGACCAGATCGACCACCGCGACCCCATCGTTCTTCCAGTAGCCTGCGGCGTCCCCTGCCGCATCCTCTCGCCAAGTCTGTGCCGCTTGTATTTCTTTTCGCCGCCGGTCCGCCCGGGCCTGCGTCTCCAACACGTGCTGCGTGGGATCCGCCGATCGTAAAATGGCCGCCATCTCGTCGAAACGGTCGAGGGGCATGGCCCACCAACCCGTGTATTGCTCCCAGTGGGGTACGTCCACACCCGCGTATCGTCGAGGTAATTCGTCCATGTCGCTTCGCTCCAGGGGACTAGGCTGTAGGCTCTAGGCTGTAGAAATTCAGCGCCTACGGTCTACAGCCTTCAGCCCACGGCCTATTTTCTACGCCGCCCGGGCGGCTGTTTTCTGCGGCCGGTCTTCGTCCTCATCCAGTTCGTCGTCGTCACCCATGCTCTTCGACGGCGGCGCGGCGGCGAGCAGTTTCTCGCGGAGACGGCAAGGCATCAGGTCCTTCCAGGTGATCCCCGCCTCGGGGTTTTTCTCGTTAATGGCCGCGGCATCGGCGATCGCCGCTTCGATAAGGCGGCGGTTGTCCGCGGTGATCTCCTTCACCATCTCGTCATAGTCCCGCCCTTTTTCCGCGGCGATCTGCCGGGGGCTGGCTAGGCCGGTATCCAGTCGCTTGGCCTCCGCCTCCGCATCCTTGAGCGGTTCGATGTAGGGCCAGCGGCATGGGCGCCACACATGTTTTTGCAGGCGCACGGTGGATGATCTGCCCGTCTTTTGCAATCCGCTGTCCGCGGCGACGATCTGCCGCAATTTCCACTGGTACACCGGTTCGAACCACATCTCCAGGAGCATTTGTTGTAAATCGATCCAGCTCCCCTTGGCCTGGTCGATGGCCCCTCGCCAGCCGGAAAAGTTGGTCTTGCTGGGGTCCAGGATCAGCATCATTCCAGGCATGTCCAGATTCACCGCGATGATGGAGAGCAACATCATGGTGTGGGGGAAGAATTCGGGATTGGGAATGTTGGGGGCGAAGCCCTGCATCTTTTCGCCAGGCCGCCCGCGCACCACCGCGCCCGGGGTCAGCTTCTCGAAAGTCCGGGTACTCCCGTCGGGTTGCCGTTCATCCGTGCGGGACCCCAACTGCGCGGGCATGCTCGCCGCGACCACGTCCGGCCCCATTTCAAAGAACAACGCAAAAAAAGCCGCCGCCTGGGCCTTGACCAACATGGCGAACTGCAAATCGTTGTGTATCCCGGTGATGTAGGTCACCGGCAAAAAGGCGCTAATGCCCCGCGTCTGGCTGACCCGCGTCGGGTTGTACACGTGGAAGAAATTGGGGAATCCATCCTCGTCGCGGGCGCGGATCTTGTGCATGAGATCCTTCACCCGTTTCACCGGTTTGTAGGGGTCCGGCGTTTCGCGGGCCACCCAATATTCCAGGGGTTTAGCGGTAATCTCATCCAGCAACACCCCGTGAACCACGTTGCGGCTGCTGTTTTGCGGGGTGCGGATGCGATGGGCTTCCAACGCTTGCAGACTGCCGTCTTGCAGGGGATTGACGCCGATGTCCCCGTCGCGGATCACGCTGCGCAGGACCTGCTTGCTCATCCGTGAAAACGTACTTAGCCCGCGGGCGTCGACCTGGTAGCGATCGTTTCCCCAATCGTTGAACGCTTCGAGAATGGCCTTGTCCGCGCCCTCATCACCGGTGTCGGGATCTACGGTGGTCGGTTCGCGGAGCACGGTGTTGACCAGTCGTCGTACCGCCTGCCCCACCACGCAATCTTCTCGCTCGAACGCCCGCGCCCGTTCGATGCCATTGAAAAACAGCGTTTCCTTGGCGTAATGATAATCCGCCCCGCTGCCTTGGGGTGCGACGCCGCGCAGTTTGGGCAAGTAACGGTTCTCTTCCCCCAGCACCCACGCCGAGTACATCTCGTTGAACTGCTCGGGAAGTTGTTTGTCCGTGTCCCGCATGGTTGTAGGCTCTAGGCTGTAGACTGTAGGCCGTAGGCGCTTCCTACAGCCTTCAGCCTACGGTTTTCAGTCTGGTTTTTCATCACCAATCCCGCTCTGAAAAGTCCGCGAAGGTCACCGTGCCCCCGCCCCCGGCCGCCGCCGGGGCCGTCGCCAACCATTGCAGCGCATTGCTCAGTTCGCTGCGCAGTTGGGCCGGGTCGCGTTCGTATTCCTGCCCCCCGCCGCGCCCGCCATGTACGGCGCGCTTCAGTTGCCTGCGCAGCAGCAGGCGGCACGCCATGATGAATTCCTTGGCTTCGGTGACGGATGAATTAAGGTCATAGCCGGCGTTGTCGTCATACGCCGCCTCCACCTCCGCGTCCGTGCTGTTGGAAGTAAGCGCCACGCCCTCACTCCGTTCGGGGTTACCAGTTACGAGTTACGAGTTACAAAAAATACGCCCCCATCGCTTGCGGCGGGGCCGTAACTGGTAACTGGTCACTCGTAACTAAGTCGCGACGGTTCGCTTCCTTGCTCCCCGTCGCGCAATGAGCCTCCCTGCTCATCACGCCAGGAATGGTGTGTACAGCGGGTGTGAACTACAAGAGCTTGCGCTTCGGATTTGTCGGATTGTTCGGATTGGGTGTTACGAGCCGCCCGGCGCCAAGCCGGCGAGTCCTGAAGGGGGCGAAATACATTCCATAACGACCGCAGCGTTTATTTGTTTAATGGTGATGCCATGTTTTTCTTTCATCGCTCGACGTTCTTCTTCCGTAAAATTTTTCACGAAACAGCCCGTATCTTTGAAATACCCGCGGTCGATGGGTTCTAAAGCCACCGAATACAGTAGTTGATCATCGACGGTGAGGACTATTTGCATCCGAAGTTGCGCGGGCATGTTTTCCTCCTTACGAGCCGCCCGGCGCGAAGCCGGCGGAATTTGGGTTACGATCCGGGCGGCAGTCGGAACAACATCGTTTTTCCCCGGCAGACGATCGGCTCGATGGGCCGCGCCTCCAACAGCACCCACCCCACCGGCCCTTCAAACCACGGATCGTCTATCACCCAATCATAGGTCCGGTCGATCTCGTCCGTCCTATCTTTTCTCCCCACGCATTCCACGAGTCGCGCCATCCCGATCACCGCCCCATAAATCAAGTCTGAAGGCTGTAGACCGTAGGCTGTAGGGCCCGCGTCTTCCCTACCACCTTCAGCCTTCAGTCTATAGCCTCGTGTCTTCGAGGCGTGAATCCCGATCCACCCGCGGTAGGGCGTGGCCCAGGTCCGGTTCTCCACCCGTTTGGGCCCGTGTACGATGAGGTGCGCGTAGGGTTGGCGAACGGACAGGATGGGGATGCTGTGAATATCGAATGGGCTCGTCACGCTATTTTATTCCCTGGATTGTGTCCCAACGTCCACGACTTTCGATAGCATGATTTACACTTCCCGCCCGGTTCCGCCAGCGCCGACGCGATCGCCGCGTCGACTTCGCCTTTGTCAAACCCCGTCCAACCGAGGTCGATATCTCCGTCCGCTTGCAGCTCGCCAAGCAAATCGGCCAGTCCTCCCGCGTCCCATTCTCCGCTGATCTTGTTCAATCCGAGATTGAGGGCCTTTTCCTGGGCGAGGGGCAGGTCCACCACACAGACTTCCACTTCCTTCACCCCGAACTCGGCGACCAGCACCTTGAGTCGCTGATGCCCGCCGACCAAGTTCCCGCTGCGCTTATTCCACACCATCCCGCCCACGTATCCGAACTGGGCGATGGAGGCTTTGATCTTCTCGTATTCCGGTTCCCCGCGTTTGAGTTCCTTGCGCGGATTGTACGCCGCCGGTTTTAGTTTCCTCACCGCCACGGTCTGCGCCCGCATGGGCGGAAGGGCCGGTTTCTTGTTTCGGCGTTTCGGCATTTCGGCGTTTATCCGCACACCGTCATCCAAATCCGTTGCAGTCTCCGCCCCGCCGCTTCCGTGAGCGGTCGTTTGCGGTGGTTTTTTTCCACGTGCTCCACGAACGCCCAATCCCATCCGTCGAGGCCCAACCCGGCGGGCTTCCCCTTATGTTTAAGGATTTCTTCCAGGATTTTGTCCTCGTCCGGGGTCATTGTAGTAACTAGGCTGAAGGCTGTAGGTTTTTTGCGCCTATAGCCTACGGTCTACAGCCTATAGCCTCGTCCCTCAGTACCCCATCGCATCCGCGAAGATGTCCAGCAAGAGATCAAGGGCCCGCTTTTCAGAGTAGCGGTTGGCGATGGACGCCGCCTTGACGGTGAGCAACACCTTGGCCCGCCGCCCGGTAAACGTCCCGTCGATGCGCACCATCCATTGCTCCCGCGGGACCAGCTCTCCCACCGGCACCAGGCATTGAAGGAAGCATTTGGCGAACGGGAAATTCTGTCGATGTTCCATCGACGGCTCCGCCGCTTGCGTGAAAGCGGTTGCTTTGCCATTCCCGGTGCCTTCTTTGTGTGTTCGCGATTTAACCTTGTCATTCGCCATCCCTGATCCTGCCTTTCAAGTTTCGTCGCCTTCGTTTCGTAATCGCCCATACGCCCACAAGGCCAACCCGATGGCGTCGCCCACGTCTCCGCCGCGGTCCTTGTTCAACTGCTCGCGATAAGCCGGAAACTGCGCCGCGATCAGGCGGTTCCGCCTATTCTTCGGCACGCGCCCGGTCCATTCCCGTTCGTTCACCGGAAACGTGTGATCGCCGCAGTGTTCCAAGCACGTTGCGAGCATCATCCCCGCCGCCATCCCATAGACGGCCATCGCCGACGCCGACGCTCCGCGCCGCTGCCCGCCGCCGACCTTTCCCGACGGGACCTCGATGCACACTCTGTTGGGCAAGTGTTCGTGAATCAGCTCGACCAAGGAAGAGCGAATGTGGCAAATACGAGAGAGTGCGGCGTCTCTAGAACGAAGCGGACGCAAACACCCGGCCTCGATGATCTCCGTCGGCGACTTCAGCAGGGCATAGCCCGTCCGCGTGCTGGATGGATCGAGCCCGAGCATGATGCCGGTGTTTTTCAATCGAACAGTTCCTCGCTCTCCCGCACGGCTTGCGCCGCGCTCACACACTATCCGAACAGAAAATCCTTCGCTCGATAGTTGCCGCCCCTGCCGCCTTCGACGAGGCCACGGTCAACGAGCCTATGTAAATCGTCTCCTAGTGAACCACCACGCGGATGGATGTTGAATTGCGAAGCGATGTCTACCCGGCTGATTGCGCCTGGATGCGCGACGCATATCGCATCGAAGAATTTCGCCTGTCGTTTAGACAGTCCAGACTTGGCGCGGTCGATCGCCCCCTCCGCATCCATCGGTTTGGCCGCCGACATGCCCGCCGCCGTAACGGCAATGTGCTGGGCAAAGATGGTCGGGGGCAGTTTCAAGGCGTGGAACCCTTTTCGGCGTCTCGGCGTTTCGACGTTTCAGTGTTTCCGTCCGGGTATTCCCGCCATTCCCGCCCGTCGAGCACGGCCCCGGCGGCTTTCTTTCCGTAGAGGCTCATGCACACGATGTTCCCGTTAGGCGTCAGATGTTGGCCTGGGCGACTGGAATCGCACTCGTCGGGCCGAGCTTTCAGATCGACAACTTGCGGGCCGTGGCGTCCATTCAATATGCCCAAAGCACCGTCATCGCGGAGATGTCGCCAGGGTGCGTTCGGCATGTTGTCGTCATCCGTTGGCGCCCACGCGCCCCATTGCTTGAAGAAAAACGGGACGCTCGCCGCTTGGCATTGATCCCGAATAGAGCGCACCCAATCGGGGTGCATCGGTCTCGCCCCCGGCCCGCTCTCCCCGCCGACGATGACCCAGTCGATCCCCATTCCGATGTGTCCCTCTGGGTCGCATGGGCGTTGTAAATGGAGGGTGAGATCGACCGCTTCTAGCAGCGGCTCGACGCTCAGGAAACGCGCTGCCGCCGGACAGCGAAGCAAGTGCGGAATGCGCTCATCCGCCGTAGCCTGATCCTCCACCGACGTGCCGAGCCAGACGTTGGGAAGGGGTAGATGTTTACCTCGAACCAAGTTCCCCATCCAAGTGAACCGACCGCTACGCGCAGGATCGTTCGGAATAGCACACCAGTCCGCCATTCGTTCAGGTCGCTTGGTAAGAATCTGGAACGTGTGCTGCGGACACAACGCCATCACCGCAAACACCTTGTCGATGAACTCGAACGGCACTTTCTCGTGGAACAGGTCGCTCATGGAATTCACGAACACTCGGCACGGCTTGCGCCAATGCAGAGGATCGGACAGCCGTTCAGGCAGACAACGCACCGTGCCGTTGAAATGGCGATCGCCTCGATCGTTGAGCACGGTGAGGCCGGCGTACTCTTTGGTGCGCCGCAAACGATGACTCATGCGTACAGCGTAGCAGTGGTCGCACCCGGCAGAGACCCGCGTGCACCCCACCACCGGGTTCCACGTCCTTTCCGTCCATTCGATGTGCGTCGTCGTGCTCACGTAATTAGCTCCATTTGCCCGGCGCTTTGCGCGACTTCCGGCTGCGGTTCGTCCATTGCCCGGCTGATCCGCCGTCGGGCCATGCCGCAGTAGCCGGCGTTCAGCTCGACGCCGACGAAATCCAAGCCCATGCGGCGGCAGACCACGCCGACGGTGCCACTTCCCGCGAACGGGTCGAGGACGGCACAGGAGTTTGGCTCGGACTGCGGACCTTCTGGAAAATAGTCAGTGACGGACTTGTAAGATCGCCGGTCACCGAAATGTACCCAGGTTTTTCGTTTAACGAGCCGACCTTCACATTCGCATCGCGGGCGCCAGCCGACGGTCTTGAACTCTGTGACGTGCCGTTTGGGATCTCGATTGCCAACCTCGGCTGCTGCCCACGGCTTCATAGGCCGATCAACGCTTTCGTTGGTTTCTCGGTTGATAGCGTGCCCAAGCGTCGTGTGGTCAGACCCGCTTGCCCAATCCGTTGGAACGCCGACCTTGCTCCCCGTTCCCGGCCGCGTTGCTCGACGTTGCGATTCCGTGATCCGCTTCCACGGCGCGCCGCATGTTGGGCAGCACCCCTTCGCCGACGTGCCCGCTTTCAGGCACCGGGCAACCAGTTCGGTTGGAAACGTCGCAAAGTGCGCCCCCGCGAACGGTTCGTGGCTTAGCGTCCAGACGGAACGCATGTTGCGGTCGAACCCAGTTGGATTCCCGGTCGCCTTGCGCGATGAATTGTCTGCCAGAGGATCAGTCCTGCGGCAATCTTCGCGTAGATGTCGTCTGTCGCCCGGCGTCAGAGATTTCTCCCGCACCGCCTCTTGATCGTAGAAATACCTCGGAGACTTGCTGAACATGAAAATGTATTCGTGGGCCTTGGTAGGTCGATCGCGCACGCTCTCCGGCATCGGGGAACGCTTGTGCCAGATGATGTCGCTCCGCAGAATCCAACCGTCGGCCTGCAACGCGAAGGCCACGCGCCAGGCCATGCCAATGAGGTTTTTGGGGCTGAGGCGCATACTGCTCATTGGTTGGCAAACCGTTGTGTCGGAGTATGCCGGTCTCGCCCACCGCTTTCCCTCCTCTGTCTGGAGACGCTGTTGATTCTTGATGCCGCCCGGAGCGTAATTCCCCCAGCTACCGGAGTATGCATCCCCGTAATTCAGCCAAAGCGTGGCATCGTCCCGCAGTACGCGGCGTACCTCGCGGAACACGCGCACGATGTTCCAAAGGTGACGATCAAACGTCGGCTCAAGGCCGATCATTTTGAGCCGGGCGGGATCGTCTTTCTTGAACCCATAGGAACGCAACCCCCAGTACGGCGGGCTGGTGACGCAGCATTGCACCGACTTGGCCGAAAGTGCCGGCAGGACGGTCATGCAATCGCCTTGGATGATTTCCTGCGGCGGAGTTACGGTTGCACCTTCCTTAGATTTCCGCACGGCACGCTGTACACTTGCCCTTCGATCTCGACGCCGTGGTTGCGCGGCTTGCCATGACTCACGATCTTTATTCTTCCAATCTTGCCATGCAGGGGCATCGCGTGGTGCTTGTACCAACACTGCACCCTCTGCCCGAGCCGTGGGTTGAGCATCATTTCTTCGTCTTTCTTCCTAATCTATCCGCCGTCTCAACGTCATCTACGTAAGGGTTCCGGAATACTCCATCGTTGTCATTTCTTGCTCGCTTTCTTTTAAGTTACCGACCTCGACCTCGACCCCGACACCGACCACGACCCCGACCACGACCACTTTTGTCTTTGTGCGCGAAGCATTATTTCAACCTCCCAAACGACTCAATCGCCGCAATTTGAACGTACCATTCATGCGGCAGTTTTTGTGCGTCTTTTCACTCTTTCGTGGCTAGTTCGCCGGTTTCGTACACGATTGCGGCATCATGCAGCAGCACCAATGTCGCATTGACGCCAACCAGAGTACCAGTGTAGATGTAGTTCAAGCAGAAGAGCGTAACTCTTTCACCGAGCAGTTTCTCCAAACCTTCGCCCATGACCTCATCAACTATTTTTCTCATCGTTTTCCCTTCTTTTTATTTGACCTAGGCCTCGGAAAGATTGTCGTTCCATCCCACGGGCAATTCGGACATTCGATCTTGTGTTTAGCTTCGAGCGGCAGAAACGCGGCTTTCAAGACCTTGTCGTACTCGGCCCACGCGCCTTGCTCAACCCTGAAGTACTTAGCCATCGCGACGTTCTTCACCTTCTCGGCGGCTTGCTCAACCTTGTCGTACCTGGCAAACGCGGCGTTCTTGGCCTTCTCGTACTCGGCTAGCAATTGCGTGGCTTTTGTGCTCATGGGCTGATACAGACGCAATCGCAACTCTTGTTCGGCCTTGGGTTTGTCGGCTTTGATGAAAGCAATGCAATTTTTTCCCAGCCAGTTGTCCCACTCGCATAAAATGTCGTCATGGCAATGCCATGATCCGGTTGTCATTTTTTGCTCTTTTTCTTCTTCACGTCCCAGGAATCCCAAATGGACCAAGCCTCTTCGATCGTAGGACAATTCAGGCCAAACACGACCATCCGACACATGGGATTAGCGCAGGCAATTCTCCAGCCCGCGCGCACTTCCGGCTTTACTCCGCACCACGTTCACGGCTTGTGATTTTTTGGCTTTGGCTTCATTGCTCGTCATCCAAGCTGAGAGATTCGATGCACGTTGCAGCGTGCTGGGTAATGTCTCTCAGCGCCGACGCCGTGTCTTCCTTGGGCACGGAACTATCACTCATAATCTTGCAGTCGATCAAGCGTTTGATTTCTTCGCACGCCTGTTCCAGCCTCGTGCTCTTGGCTTTGGATTTCATATCGCCGGTTTCTTTACTGTGCTTCATTCTGTCGCGCCTTTCAAAAACGCCAATCTGTTCGTCCAGTTCGGATCAACAATCCGCAGATCGAGCAGCGAGGGGTACATGATGACCGCCGACGGCCCGGCCATGAATCGCCGCGGCCGCTCCCGATACCATTTCCCGTACAATTCACGCCCCATTTCTCTCGAATACTCAAAGTCCGCCGTCCACTGCCACGCCTTGAAGTCGGACCACGTGTAGCGTTGCCCGCACCCGACGCTCACCCATGCACATGTATGGATGCCCATGGCGTCGGCCGACGCCTTGCCCAGGCGGGACATTTGCCGCGTCTCCGCGATCTCACCGACGTTGTACGCCTCCCATCCGATGCTTTGCAGGCCAGGGAAGGGCGCGGACCAGGGCGGCAAAACATACCCGTCCGGTTCGACTGGGGCCGCCATTGGCCCGAACGCATACCAGTGAACTTCGCTGCAACCCGCGATCGTGCGGATGAAGGAATCATAGGAGGCGTAGAGTTCGGCACACTTCGATCTGGCGGGTTCGGCGCGACAGTCGAGCGTCTCGGCGTCCACGAGGCAGACGATCGTCGGTTTGTAGGCCGATGCAGCCAGCGCCTTGGCGCAACCAGCTTGCCATTGCCGCCACGTAAGACCGAACGCCTGCATCGCCGCCGGGCTGTTCGGATCATTGACCGTCGGGTCGAACCACGGACTAAACGTGACCGCCAACTTGGCCGCATGGGCTTGCGCGATCTTCAGGGCAACTGCGACTTGGTCCTTGGACGCCTTTTCGGAAACCCCGATGCTGCCGGTGATCCGCGTGACCTCGGCTAGCTCTGCGTTGTCAATCTTCAACACTTCGGAGGGAATCGGCCACGAGTAGGTCGCTACGGGCAAGGGCTTGACCAACTTCAACTCATCGATCGGCGCCCCGAACAACAGAACAATCCACACCATCCAGTTCATCAGCGGATCCTTCCGGTTTTGTTCCAACGATCAACGACGTCTCCGGGGCGCATTTCCATCCCCGTCACGGCGTCCACCACGCGCATGGTCCCATCCGCTTTTCGCCGTTCCCACACCAGCAGCGGAAGGCCCTCCCGCACCGCGAAGTTCCGCTCGCCCGAAGCACCTTCGCTGGAGTTCCAATTCGGCAACAGCAACACCGCGTCGCAACGAGCCAGAATTTCGATGTCCCCCTGGAGGAAGTCCGAGTCGGTCACCGCACCGCCCATCAGCAGCGAGTTGAGGTGCGGGCAGATGGGGGCGAACCCCAAGCGCCACAGGCCGATCGACGCCTCCCGCGCCGCGAGAATGTTGGCGAACACAGCCGCCTCCGTTGGTCCCCGGTAGGGCCCGGCGACGTAGACCACCGGTTTTCTCATGGTTCGTTCCTTGGTTCGATAACGAATGCCTTTAGCCATAGGCGGGCGATCGGGAACGGTGTTGTGTAACTCGTAACTGGTAACTCGTAACTCTTCGCCTTTATATCTTGATCGCCCTAGCGTCGTACCCGTCGCCGAGCAGTTCCTTCAGCGCGTCCCGCTGGGCGGTCTTGCTCGTACACACCACCAGCACCCCCCACTGCTCGATCCGCGGCAGCTCCGCCCGCGTCCGTCCCTTCGCTTCCTCCCCGACTTCCGCCGCGACCGTCAGGGCCAACGCCGTCTTGATCTCATCCTTGTCGAAACCGGAAAGGGTGACATCCGCCGCCCGGTCCTCCATCAATCCGCCCAAGACGTCGACCAGGGCCAGCTCGTCCCATTCCCCAACGATCTTGTTGAGGGCCAGGTTGAGCGTCCTTTCCGCCGCCGGGCCCAAGTCCACCACGCTCACGTCCACGGCCTTGGCCGCGAACTCGCGGGTCAGGATTTTTAGGCGCATGTGCCCGCCGACCAGGTTGCCGCTGCGCTTGTTCCAGATCAGCGGGTCCACCAGCCCGAACTCTCCGATGGAGCGCTTCAGCTTCTGATAGTCCGGGTCGGAGGGCTGCAAGTCCTTGCGCGGGTTGTATTTGGCGACCTTGATCCGCTTGACCGGGAGGCGCTTGAGCAGCACCCGGCCCACAGATGAGGCTGTAGGCTGTAGACCATAGGCTGTAGGACCCACAGCCTTCAGCCTGCGGCCTAGTTCATTCGTGCGGCGTGCCGCCGCTGTGTCAGCAGTGGGTTTCTTGGTTTTCATCATACCGTTGCCAGTTCTGGTGCGGGTTCGTTTCCCTTCTTGCCCAATGACCTCTGGATTCGTCGCTCCAAGGACGCCAACACCCCGTTGACCCGCTCGACTTCCTGGCGGAGCGTGCGAATTAACTTCCCTTGTTCACCGACCGTCCGCCGCGCTTCCTCCAGTTGTTGCTGCACGTAGTGCAATCGTTCGTGTTCCGACATCGTCGGCGGCGGCGGGCGCATCCCCGCGACCGTCCGCTCGGCGTCCAGCAGTTTGGTCTCCTCGTTCTTGGCCCTCCACAACCTGCCTTCGACAACGTACTGCTTTTCCGTCACCCCTTCGTTGATCGCCCGTTCGATGTCCCGTTGCGTCTCCCCGATGGCCACCAGGGCGGCGTAGTGATCATCCAACCAATCGTCCACCGTCATGTGCCGCCCGGCGGCGTCCTTCAGACTGCTCACGTGATCGAGGAATTCATTGGTGAAGTCGCGACGCATGGTCATCACGTAGACCGTGAACCGAAACGCCTCCTTTCTAGCCTGTCGCAGATAGTTCGTAGCGCTCTGGCACTTCATGCTCAGCCGCGCGTGGCACTCCAAGGCTTCCTTCCACAGATGATCGAACCGTTTTGTCACTTGCGCTTCCATTTCGTTTTCCTTTCCTGTTTTTCCTACATTCTTTGCAACTAAAACCGTTTTTATTGACCGCCATTTGCATTGGTTCTCTCCAACCCGCCGGCCCGCCGCACCACCGGCACGCCACTGATTTACCGCCGCGATAATTAGGATTTTTCTGTCCGGTCCTTGTTTTCCAGCAACCATTGCACAAAGTCACTTTGCTGGGAATTCGATTCCCGTGTCGCGAAAGCGTGCACCCGCAATGATGACAAAGGGAAATGTGTGGCCCGGAGGAGGTCCCGCGGTTAACCGATAGACCCCGATTGTTGGCGGAGCATTTGTTGCAATAGAACCCTAACTTGGCTGCACGCACACGTGAGGGGCACCGCCATCCCGCAGAGCCCCCGCAACTTCGGCACATTTCTATGCCGCCGCCGGTCCAACCGGCAGTGTTTGCTTCGAAATAATCGGACCTCTTCCGAATACCACGGAGCGCCCGGTGCAAGCGCCCGTAGCAATTTACACACCGACGGCGACCTGCATGAGGACGAATCTTGTCGCAATCAATACATCGTATGAGTGGCCCAAGATATTGCGGAATACAAGCCGCCAGGCGTTGAATCTTGGAGCACTTTCGGCAACGGGGAAGCGGACGTGACGCGTTCCGTTTAACACCACACCCGGGGCACGTAAAAAATCTGTCCTGGCACCGAACGTAGCCCGGTTGTTCGCGCTCCTTTCTTGAGCGACACCTACTGCAACGGTCATGGCAACTGTGCGCACGTTCCAACCCACAATCCACGCAAATTACCAAACGACGGATTCTCATTCCCGCGCCCCCACGTAAAACTCTCGCCCGTCCGGGGTCTGGATCCCTTCCTCCGTTTCGACGTTTTGACTTTTTGACGTTTTGACGTTTCTCGCGCAAGCGAGTTGCGCCAGGTGCCCCGCCGCCGCGGCGTAACACGCCGCGTCCAGGTAGTGATTGCTCTTCCCCACCCGCTCCCAGCGAGTCACCTGCCCGCGATCGGCCACGAACATCTGCACCGGCCGCTCCGCGGTGAGGTGCTTGGCGAAGGTGAGGTGCTCGGCCTTCACCGCCGCGTACAACCCCATCGCCCCCGGTTCGCCCGGCGGCATGGCCAGCCGCTCGTGGACCCACGTCTTCCAGAAGTCCACGTTGACCTCCACCATGTGCACGTGCTCCGCCTGATGCCAGGCGACGTGGTAGCCCTCCCCAACGTACTGCACCACGTTCCCCGTGCGCGTGGGCCGCGTGTAGCGCCGTCCCGTGTCCGCCGTCTCCCCCCTTCCGTACAACGGGCGGAACACGTCCGCCTTCCATTCCTGTTTCGTCTCGCGGATGAATTGCAGGGCCGCGTCGCGGCTCTCCGCGTAGCCGGTGTCGATCCAACACTGCGTGGGGCGGTGCAATGCGCCGCTGCCGTCCGCCCAACCCTGGGCGCAGCGATCGCGGAACTCGCGCAGCGCCACCAACGTGGCCTTCTCCACTCCGAGGTCGATCGTCGGCACGTCGATCACCCCGTACTCAAAGATGTGACCAAACAACAAGGCTGTAGGCTGTAGGCTGTAGGCTGTAGGTCCCGCGCCTTCAGCCTTCAGCCTATGGTCTACAGTCTGGTCTCCCAGATACCATGCGATGTTGACGTAGAAGGCACGCCATTTGCCAAGGTCGACCCCCGATGACACGCACACCGTACCCTCCGGCACCGTCCCCCGCCCCCATGTCCCGATGCGGCGTTGCACCCCGTCGCAGGTGATGGGCGCCAAGACGGTGATGTCCGGCTTGTGCGGCAACCCCCACAACTTCTGAAGCCGCGTGCGGCTGGCGCTCTCCTCGTCGGCGGCGTGGGCGTAGCGCCATTCCTCCGCCGCCAGACTTCCCGCGGTGCGCATGAAGTTGTTGATCGCCGAGAACCGGAACCCCAAGATCCGCGTCCGCGGCTGCGGCCCGACGATCACGTCCTCGCTGCCGGGAATGGCCCGCGTTTCTTCCATCGCCATTTCCGCGTTTCGGCGTTTCGGCGTTTCGGCGTTTCCGATGGTCTGCCCCTTGTGCAGCAACACCGCCGCGAGGTTCATTTCCTTCCGCTCGCCCTCCGACCACGGTTTCAGGCAATGCGGGCAGGCGAACGCTCCATTTTCTTGGGCCTCAATCTCGTCGGCGGCCGTTTTCCAACCGGTGAGCATCTCCGTGTCCGTCTCCGTGTCGCTGGGCACGATCCATTGCTCGCAGTGCCAGCAACACAAGGCGATGCGGCTCTGCGAGCCGAGCATGTAATCCTGCCAGATGCGCCCCTGGGCGGTCGACGGCGTGCATTCCTTGTAGACCAGGGCCTTATCGTCCCAGGCCTTGGTGCGGTCGATGAACTGGTCGATCTTGGACCCTTCCTCGGACACCGAGGAAATGTGGTCCATCTTGTCCACTTCCGTGATAATCATCACCCGCGTGGTCTCGCTGGAGCGCTGCGTATCGCCGCCCTGCCCGGACATGAAGCGCAGCGTGGCCCGATTGCGGAAGCGCACGGTCTGCACCCGGTCGCCGTCTCTACTCCCGTCGCCGCGTTCGGGCATGAATTCCCGATAGCGCGTTCCTTCGATGGCCGGTTTGAGGATGCTGACCCACTTCTCCCCCGCCAATTTCAGGTCGGGGATACCGCAGATGGTTTTTTCGCGCAATTCAAAGAGGTGATAGAGAGTGGGGATCACGTAGCAGATGGTGGTCTTCCCGGACTGTACGCACCCCACGACGTTGATGTCTGACCAATTCCCGCTGTCGATTTCGGTGAAGAGCAAGCGACTGAAAGGTTGCCGTTCCCCGCGGAAGCGCCCCGGATAGGGGCCTTCCCCGAGCACGATCTCTTCCTCCGCGAACTGCATCATTCCCCGCCGCTTGGGTTCGCCGGCGGCGACGATGAAACTTTGAAGGGTCTCCCGATGGTTTGCTCGAACTCCGCGGCGATCGACGGCTACTGGCGTCACGGGGTCCCCCCGGCTGCGTCGATCGCCGCGCGTACCGCCTCCGCCACCGCTTTGACGCGCTGCAGTTCCACCTGCCGCGTATTCACCGGGCTGGGTTGACGGCGGTAATTCTGCACCGCCCGAAAAAGGAGCTCCCTCCCGCGCACGGACACGCTGTGCCAATGCCGCCGGCACAACGGATACCAGTCGCAACACCGCTCCGCGCAACCCGCCACGGGGCACGGCGCCGCAACATTCGGACCAACGGTCGTCGTTTCGTTCATCGTACCCATTCCGGCTTCCAGGGTTCATGCACCGTCGACGCGGGCATCAAAAGTTGTTTTTGCGTTTCGGCGTTTTCAACGAAGTGCGCTGCCGCTAGTTTCTGCGTTTCCGACCCCGTCGGCATCCCCACCTTGTTCACCCGACAAAACGCCGCCGCGCACGGATCGCAAAAAGCCCCCTCGCTCACCGCCCCCTTGATGCCCACCAATCGGGCCATGCACGTCGCCGTCCGCCGGCAGGACCCCAACCCGCAGTGCAGGGTGAATCCGTTTCGGAACCGTTCCTTATCGCTCAACCGTCTTATCGTCGCCTGCATCCTGTTCCACCTCGGCCGCCGGCGGCACGCCCTCATTCAATGGTCGTTCGTCGCACAACGTCTCAATCACGTCGTTGGCCCCCTTCAGGGCCTCGTTGTAGATTTCCCAGGCCCGCGGTCCGAATTCCCTCTGCAACTGCAACGCCGCGGTCCGTAGTTGCGTTCCCGCAAGTTGCAGGGCCTCCACCACCACGTCCGCGGGGATGAGCGCTCCTTCCCGCGTGCGCCGTTCCAGACGCACGAGTTGGATGCGTTCCTTGTACAGTTCCTCCCGCGCCGCCCCGAAGCCGTCGCCGTCCGCGGCGTCCTCTCGGTGGATTCGCGCCCCATGCTTGGCCAGGAAGTCAAAGACCCACTTAACAACGTCCCGCACGCTCCAGGTCGCCCCGCGGACGGGAATCCCGTACCGATCCGCGGCTTTGTAGAGCAACGTCGCCTGCCGTCCCGTCCATTGACCAAGGAATTTGAAGGGAACGTTGGCGGCGAATTGTAGCCCGATCTCCAGTTGCAGGGCCTTCTCGAAGCGCTTGGCCCCTTCCAGGTCCCGTTGCAACGATCGTTGTTGGAGTTTGCGGTCCTGCTGGACGCGCACATACGCGGCGCGGTCCTGGCTCGAGGCGATCGCGGCGATGTTCGGCCACGAGGTCTGTTCGCTGGTCGTTTCACTTTTACCACGGCGGGGCCGCCCCTTGGTCTTTTTTAGCACCATCGCATCCGCGATCACCTTGCCGCATTCGCGTTTGCTTACCCTCGTGAACGGAACTTACTTACCACCGTTTCCACCCCGTCCCCGCGCCGCGTCGATCCGATCCCCCACGAAGTCGTTGCGGGCAGAGTCAGAAAGAACCTAACTATCATCAACCAACAAACTCGCCCATAATCGTGCGCCTGCATTGTCGTCATCTATCGAACAATATAACCATTGTTGGTCACGGTCGCTCAACAGCGCAACGAATAGGGCCCCCGGTTGTTTGCCGATCCGAAAAGCATGAACAGCCGCCGTGCAAAACCATAGGGCGTCATTCTCCGATTCAGTGATTATACGACTGGCGATCAGTCGCTCGCGGAATCGTCTTAAAAAGATGTTGTCCTTGAAATCACCAACTTCAATTCGTCTCCCGGCGGCCCGCAGAATCGCCCGCCTCTTGGTTTTTATATCAGGGATTCTTTTCTGGGATTGGGTCTGAGATAGTGGGTGGACATTTTGACCACCGGTGGTGGACATTTTGACCACCGGTGGTGGACATTTTGACCACCTCAAGGGGCACCCAACGGCCGAATCTTCGACGGTCGGAGCCGTCCCAGCGATTCGGTAGGCTGTGGCGAGGGTCAGCGTGCCCGTCCGCTGGTGCAGACGGGTCTTTCCCCCTCGCATCTTGATAATCAGAAAACCCGGAGGATGCTTAACCAACTTCTGCAACTGACGCCGCACAGTCTTGGCCGACGCCCCGATCCGGTCGGCATATTCGCGGTCGCTCCCAAACCCGCCGTCTACACCGCCGTCGCTCTGCACCGTCCCGTCGTCGGCGATGACCTGCAACAATTGCCTTGCGGCCGAATTAAGTTCCGAATACGTCGGGTGTTCCAAAATCCACGACGGGATATGGTTATGCCATCGTCCGGGCGGGCGTAGTCCGCTGGGGCAGAGATTTTTATTCGCCGACAGGTCCCCACTGCGCATACGTCCTCAACTCACCGATCAAACCAGGACCGCAAATTCGGCCAAGCGACGATGGCAATTTCCACCCATACCAATGCGGCCGCCGCACCGATCATCCAACAAAACAATGCATTTTCTCGGCGATTCACGGGGGTTTGTCTCACGGTTCGCCGCACACCACCAGGGCCTCGGGCAACCCCGCGGCGATCGTGTCGGCTAGATTTTCCTGGGTCATGATCCGCGCCTTGTTCAGTTGCCCCGCGAGCGGCATGAGCGTGAACTTGCCCTTATCGAAGTCAATCACGACCGCGCACGTCACCGGCCAGGCGAGCGAAAGGTGCTGGACATCGCCCCACAATTCCTCGTAGACCAGCACCTTGAGCACGATCTCGTCCGGAATTTCCGTGCCGTTGGCGATCATCTCTTTCAACACGCTGCGGGTCATCTGCTGCCGGCCAACTTCGATGTTCGTCTCGCCGCTGCTGTTGTTGTTGAACTTCAATTGCCGGAACAGCGAGACCACGTCCGGCTCGACACAACCGGCCAGGTCGATGCGCAGGAAATCAATGAAGGAATCCTGCGAGCGGCTTTCTCGGTGAATATTCGACAGCGCCGCAAACGGCCCGGTGTAGGTCAAGGGCATGGTGACGCGATCGCGGCGGTCACGCTCTTCATCCATTATCCCGACAACACCGCACTTTCCCACACAGACCAAGCGCTTGCCGCCGACCAACCTCCCCACGGCGGCCACGAAATCCTTGACCCGATACATCGTGTAGTCACGCGGGCCCGTTTCGGCCGTCTTTCGTTCCAGCAGCCCATCAGCAGTGCGCTGGAAATACACGTAGTCCGGTTCCGTGTCCTCCGGCGGCATGACGAAGTCCGGCGCCAGTGCTTTGCTCTCCGTAGCCCCCATCTTGCGAATCAACTCGATCGCTTCGGCTAACATCAACATGATTTTCTCCTTGTTCCCCTTGGTTCGCTGTGTACACGCCTACTTGTTCAGTTCGTCGAGGGTGCCTTGTTTCACGTCCTCGGGACTCTGCTCGTTGAACGTCAGCTTCCCATCCTCTACGCCCATCGAGTAGTCCCGCGTCTTCATCTTCGGCGTGCGGCTATTGGCTTCAATGGACAGCTTCACTTCTTCTAAGATTCCTTTGGGATCGGCCAGCGGTGTGAATGTGAACGTCATGGTTAGCGTCCGTGCGTTCTTGAGCGTCGGTCGCTCCTCAAGGTCGCGCATCACGCGGTCCAGCTCTTGCCGACCCATGATCGCGCCGACGCCGCGGTTGATCTTGAGCAACGCCACGATGGAATCGAGTGTCTTTTTCATCACTGCGCCTCACGAAAAAATGAACGGATGATTGCGGAGGACTCGCCGAACATGCAACGGCGAGCCTCTTGGCGCCGGGAACACCCCGGCGTCTGATTGACCAAGCTTCATTGAGCCGCGGCTAGCGCTTTTTCGCACAACGTGGTGTTACACGTAAATTGAGGGTGGTAATTTGGGTTTCCCTCGGGGGCTGCGATCTCGAATTCGGCATCCCAACCAAAGTTCCCCGAACTCACACTTTTTACCTTAGCGTCGAAGCGCACTGCATCGCCAACTTCAAGCAAATTTCCATTTCGGTCATGGGGCATGGTTTAGATTCCTTTCTGGCTAAGTTTCCGTATCCAACGCCGTTTTTCGACACGTTAAGTTTGTTTTGTTTGCGCTCCCCTCAGCATCCCTTCGATGGACGCCGTCGTGTCCTCAATGATCTTCCGTTCGCTGGCGTTCAACTCGGGGCGCCGGTCAAACAACAAACGCACGGCGAAAGCGATCGCGCACCGCGTTTCCCTGATGATGGCCCGGATGATTTTCTCCCGCCGACAGTCGCACATTCCTACCGCCATCTTTCACCTTCGTCGTTCCACGCGGGCGGCCCCTCCCTGGGCCTCGCGCCTCCGTGCCGATTCCACCGCGCGGGCGCGGACCGCATCGCCCACGATCAATCGCCCTGGTTGGCGTATTCCAAAGAACGCACAAAAGTCGATCGCGTGGCGTGAACAATAGATGTCGCATACGTCGCCGGAATAGCAGAACCAACCCGGGGCGCCGCCGCAACAGTTCCGCAGACAACGCATCCCGTCGTTTAGGAAGGCCAGCTGTTCCGCGCGCACCACTTCGACGATTTCCGCTATCATCATCGCTCGCCAAGAGAAAAGAACGGGCGGAGGTGCACGAATGCCGCGACACGGCACTTATTATAAGTGCCAACATTGTGGCACTCGTAACATGCATTATAGGACGTTTTATTTCGCACTCGTTTTTGGTCCCGATAACCTGTTCCGTCAACAAAACACTTCGTCCACCGTCTTGCCCAATTCGTCGGCGATCGCTTTGGCGACGCGCAACGACGCCTCGCGTTTACCGTTCATAATGAGGCATATTTCGCTCACACTGCGCCCGGTGCGGCGGGCCAACTCGGTCTGGGTGAGCCCGGCTTCCTTCATTTGCTTTTTCAACGCCTCTCTCGGCTTCACCATCTCCGGGTGATTATCGGTCAGCTTGACGTGTTGTCAAGAGCAATCTATAATATTTTTTGGGGCGGGGAAAGGGCCTGTGATAAGGTGGTTTCAGACGCGAGGCGGGCGGCGCTTTTACGGCGTGGCGGAACCAGGCGCTGGGCATGTTTTTGCGGACCGACCGGACGCGGTGACCATGATCCGCCGCGGTCGGATCGAGCGGATTCATTTGGGCAGCGGCGTGATGCAAGACTTAGTCGAGATTCCCTACGCGCAGCTCCCCGTGCAGTTTCGTGACGCGATGTTCGCTTTCTTTTGGAAGAAACCTCCGTAACCTTATATTTTATAGGAGATTACCAATGTCTGTTCCACGTGGAACAGCTTCGGCGCCAGGCATCGTGAGTGCAGGGAACGTTGCTGCCCCAAAAGAACCACCGCCTGGTCCGCCCCCCGAGTTCGTTGATTGGTGGTCGAAGACGCGTGAACCGATTCGTATTGGCGCTGGTCTCTACACGGCCTTCCGCGTCTTGGCGGGGATCGTCGCCGGGTTCTGTTTGCTGCTGTTCCTCACCGAAAGTGTCAACAGCGTCCCTACCAGCGTCACCGGCACGCTCCGCATCGGGTTTGTGGGTATCATGGCCCTGCTGATCGCCGGGCGGAGGTGACCCGACCCAGCCGCGCTGATTAAATCGGCACGGCATACAAATTTAAGAGGAAGCGGCTATTTAACCCCGCCAGATCACCAGTACTCGGTTGGGACGCGAACGGGTTGCTGTCTCCAGATACCACCCAATCGATGGCGGCCAATCTATTGGCGGCGAGAAAACCGGGGCCACTTATGGTTCTGGCGAGCAGGCGACCGCCTGAGGCGATGGTTGATGTCGCCGCATAGAAGATGGTCTGTATGCCGTTGGTAAGGGGGTGTAAAAGAATTGGTCCAGCGGCCGGGACCGACTCATTGTAGACATCGTGGTTCAGCGTAATCCCCGTCACGACGCCCAAAGCGTTGACATAATCAATTGAGCCGTCGAACTGGCGGTCGCCAGCACGGCTGTATTCCGCTGTGATTACAATCCGACCCGCCCAACCCGGAATTTGCGCAAACCAAATCGGGTTCCGAGTCGCAATCGGCCAGATGACTAATCTATAATCGCTGAGATTCCCTGTCCATTCCTGGGCCCGACCAGGCGCTTCAACGTGGGCGACGATCCCCTCGCGATCGTAGATTCCAACAAGACCAAAATAAATATCAGCATAGAAACCGCTATCGATAAGCCAAAGCAACACTTTGTCGCCACGAGGCCGGTTTCGCGCGTCCCCGAACTGCGAGGCGACGAACGCCCCCATAGGGCTGGCGTCGAAACTATTGAACTCCGTGGTCATGGCGTCGCACCGTCATCCCCAGCGCAGCGAAAGATATCATCGCAGCGGCCGCGTTCACGGCGGCGGTTCAATTGGCCGCGGCGGCACCTCTCCCGCTTCGACGATCATCACCGAAAGTTTGGCTTGCAATGCGGCCACGACCCCTGCCTGGCTGCCGTTGATGGTCGCTCGCCCGATCAACGCCAAAATGTTTTCGAGTTCTGTTTTCGTGAATTGCAGCATCGCACCTCAGCCTTGTGTTTAACGGTCTACGATAAGCGCAGCGCCACGATACCCGCGGCCACGGCGTCGATCGACCCGGCGCCCGGGAGGGAATCAATCGAACCGTAGAGTTCAATGCGATCGTCGCGGTTCATCGTCTGGTAAATCACTGCCCAGGTCTGGTCAATTTAAACATCGGTCAAGGCGGTCACGATTCGAGTCTTGCTCGTTACCTCACCGTTCGTCAAATCCGCGGGCGTGTTGTTGGTCCGCCGCAGTTTGATCGTCGCCGTTCGATTGGCCACAAACGTAGCATTGTTGTAATTCAGTTCGCACCGCGCCGCGATCAAATAAGTCCCCGCCTCGTCGATGGAGAGCACCGGAGCGGTTGTACCCAGGCTCAACAGGGCCGGGGTCGTGGTCAGGGTGTACGGCGTTCCGCCGGCGTGAACCGTGAACGTGCTCAATCTCACAAAGTTATCCCCTTGCCCAGGAAAATGCCCTTGCCCAACGTCCGCACCGTCGGCGGAATTGATTCGCCGATGACCAACCCAGGCCACTTACGAGATGTCGCGTCAGTGGCACTATACGTCACCGTCCAGCCCAAATCCTCCATCGAAACGTAGGCGAGCGTGAAAGTGATCGCCTTGCTTCCCTTTCTACTCACCCCCGGCCTGGCTTGCGTATAGCTCTCCGTGTCCATCGGCGTGATGCCAGCCCGATGGGTCACAACAGCCGTGAACGCTTCCGAGGCCGTGAACAAGCCTATCCCAAACGAGCCGGCCCCTAGTGCATCGCCCAAGCGAAACACATTGACCGCATCAATCGGAGAAACCAGTTGCATGACGAATTGCGGTCTAATGCCCGGTTCGGTGTGCGTCTGATCGCCCGCGCTCGTTTTGGTATGTATGATCCCAACCCAGTGATTGACCGCTCCAGCGAATCCCATTGCGAGATAGAAATACTTAAAGCCGGAAAAATCTGCGTTCCCCTTGACGGTGAATCCCTGAGCGGAATACGCGGGGATCTCTCCTTCGCCCCCCGTTCCGTCCCTCACAAAATTTGCGGGCGTCGAGACGGGAGCGTTATCCACGTCGTCCATCGCAAGGCTGCAATTCACCGTCCCGATCCGATCAGCGAAGCCCATCATCCACCGCGCCAAGGGATTGCCCCCGCCGTCATCCGTGGAATCGTAAACCTGGTTTCTTGCTCCGATCCAGAACAGTTGATCGACCGGAAAATTCGGGGCTGTGATAACTATATCCGAAGCCGAGCCGGTCCAGTCCCCGGCATAAAGCGAAAAGTGCGTACCATTGAAAAGGACCACCCTTACCAGGACGGGTGTCGCGGGAAGATTGACCCATTCGATTTCGATCCCATTCGCCGTCCAGCGGCGGAAAACGGCCTCGGCCTCCACCGTGCGATCGTCCGCCTTCAACAAGCAGATACAGCTCGTGTTACTCGTCCTGTGGCTGGCGACGCTACTCCCCGTGTTGTCGTCGATCGAACTTGCCGCGCAGAATTGACGAACGCCGTCGGTCAAGCCCATGCTCAATACCGCGTCCGCCACGGGAGTGATGTTTACTTCGACCAAGTTGACGAACAAAAAGGCGGCCTTGGGAATCCCGAAGCCGGGAACTTCAAACGTCTGCACCGTCCCCGACGTGATCGCCGATGCACTGACGCCCCTCACTGCGACTCTTGCGGCCATTGTTACAGGTTCCAGCTTTCGGCGGTCACTTGTTGAATGGTGATGGCGTCCGCGGCACCGCTGGTAATGCACACCCCGACAAACAGATTGGCCACGGTCACGTCGAACCCGGCGGAGATCGTGGTCACATCAACGCAAGGAATCGTCGCGTGACCCGTGATCTGCAAATTGTGCGTCAAGTTGAAGTGCCCGACCATGATTCCTGAAGCGGAGAGCGGGCCGCGCACGATGGCCTCGATCACGATCCTCCCGTTGTCAACCACCGCCGTCCCGGCGGGCTTGGTGAAGGACACTCTGGCGGCATCAGCAGTCGTTCCCGCTGTTCCCACGGCGATGTCAAAGGTCGAGAGCGCCGTTCCCGCCGCCGTTTTGGTGATGTCGAACACCCACCGGAACATCGTCCCGATCTGTAGCTTCCCCACTGGTACGGCGATCTGCGAACCGACGATGTAGGTGCGACTCGCGGCGGCGGGGGCTTGGGACGCGACGCTGAAGTTGTTACGCGGGGTCAGCGGCCTATTGTTCCCCGCGTCGTCGAGGAAGCGCATCATCGGTACGCCGTCGGCGCTGACATAGACGGTAGCCTTGCCCGCCGACGGCGTTGAAGGCGGTACGCTTTCGGAGAGCGTTTGATAGCTCATAGAATCTCCAAGTCTCCATCGACCTCGATGGTCAAAGTGATCCCTGCTGCGATCTCCACGTAGCGAGATAGGACCACGGACGTTGCGGCGGGAATGGTAGTCTCTTTGGCGATCAGGTGTTCGGTGCACAAAGCCCTGCTGACCACCCGCGCCGCATATAGATCATTCCACTCTTTCGCCGCCGTGCCGAGGTCGCCCTTTCTGTCCTGGGCCGGACGGAACTGGCGAAGCGTGGCCCCGAAACATTCCCAATCCCCGTCCACGCCGAGGCTCAAGAGAACATCGGCGGAAATGTCCAACTGACCATCGACGGATGAACCGATAAAGAGCGCCGTGTCGCGGAAGTAGAGCTTTTCGGTCGTGTTGAACAGGGCGTCGTCAGAGAACGCAAAATAATCCTCGTCCTCCATCCAAGTCATCACACCATCATTGGTCTCGCCGTCGAAGGTCAAGACATAATCGATCCCTGCCGTGCCATCACCCAGAAGTAATCCCGCAGCGCCCTTTGGCGCGAGTCTAATGGAAATGTTGGCGTCCGTGCCGATAGCAGAAATCAGCAGCGGACTGCCCGCGATCGACGGCCTGAACTCAAGGTAGTTGACGATCGCGCCAGTCGGATCGACGAAAGCCGCCATCGTGTTCCCAACTTGGTCATGCAATTTGATCGTGTCGCCATAAAGGTTGAGTTGAAGGACGCCGACGACAGAGAGCACATCCGGCGCGGTCGAAGCGATCCCCATGCCCAACTGCCGGAATATCAACGCCTGGCCGCCGGCAAACATGGCGTCGATCCCATTCCAAGTGAAACCCGACGTGCCGCCGAAAGCCCCGGCATTGTTGTATTGGAGTTGGGTATTCGAGCCGCCGGGTGCGCCGCCGCCTCCGCCGCCGGCCTGCGCCCACTGCGCCGCGTTGGTGGAAGGGTTGACGCAGAAAAACATCTTGGCGGTGAGTAGGTTGATCCACAGGCTTCCCGCGGCGTACCCGTGGTCGCGATCGTCGCCCAGGCCCGGATCGCGCTCCGCGGCGAAGTTGTTTTGCAAGCCCCCGGCGAGCACCAGGCCGTTTTCGGGGCTGGCCGCCACCTGGCTCTCCGCGGCCTCGGCCCCGAAGTGCCGACCCGGCAGTTCTTCCCACACCACGCTTTTGTCGTCGACCTTCACCCCCGTGCCGCCGAGCATGTCCCGGCAGGCGAGAATCACCAACCCGATGTAATAGGGCGGGGTGACGATCTGCACTTCGCTGAGGCCGCCTTTGCGGGCGGTGCGCTTGACGTTCCCAGAGTAGGTGTAACTGACCCCATTCACCGTCTTGCCGTGGTGCGGCGTGCGGCGCAGCTCATAGGGCTTGGCCACCTGGATCAGGGTGGTCCCTTCGATCTCCCCATCGACGGTGCCGGTGGGGCCGAAGGCATAGCTCACGCACTCGACGGAGTCGGGGAAGTCGCCCGTGTTCTTAACCCGAAACCACCCGATCCGCGAGGAACCCTCCCCCGTACGCGCCAGCCGCACAATCTCTTCCGCCCGTTGATTCATGGGTGTGCCACTGCTGTATCAGCAATGTTCCTTGTTCGCCGTTCGCGCCAGAAACATTCCAGCGTCGCGTTCCCGCGAAAATAGGAGTTCGCCGGAATATCCAGTTGGAGAGGACCTACGTAGGGCCCCACGGCAATGATGAATGCGGTCAGCAATGCGTCATGTTCTTTGGAGAACGCCATGCAAACCGTGTTCGGCGGGCGGCCGGCTTTACCAACCGCCGAACGCATCTTCTCGATCAGGTCAGCCAACACGCGCAGTGATTCCGCCACCCGTTCCGCCTCGCTGGGCGGCGGGAGGGACGCGAAAACCGCTCGCGGCGCCGGCCGGAAATTACGTTTCCGTTTCCTCACCTTTTCCGTTTTCATCGCGCGTACCCCGCCTTGATTTCCGTGCGCGGGGCCTTGCCCCCGTGATAGCTCACGCTGGTGATCGGGGCGTGGATGCTGCGCGAGTCCCCGCCCTCCTCGATCGACGTGAGGATTTGCCCCAGGAGCATCGAATAGGGGAACAGCCCCGCGATCTGCACGTCGGCCCGCGATCGCGGATAAAAATACCGCGCCACCAACCCCGCCATCTGCATGAACAAACGCGGCGAGTCATCGCGCAGCACCATGTATGCCCCCTGCGGCGTCCGCTGGAGAATGCCGTTGCGGTCCACCCCAAACACCGTGCCGGGCACCGCAAACCAAAACTCCGCGTCGTCTTCGATCATGGTCACCGTGCCGTCCTGGGGTCTTGCCCCCCCGACCCGCTCGAACACCAGCTTCACCCGCTGATCGGTGCGGAAGGCGATGGTCATTTTCATTTCCGACCAGTCGTACAAAGGGTCGGTGCCGCTTTCGTTGGATACGCCCGGTGGCGGCGGGTCCTCGAAGTGGTTCTTCCCCAAGAGGTGCGGGGGGTTGGCCCCCACGCTCAAACCCCACTCGTCCAGGAGGGCGGAGACGTTCATCCCGGCCTGATCCACGGCAATGAACACCTCCGCCGGGGGGGATTCCTGATCCGCGATCCGCTCCTCGTCCGGCAACCAGGCCTGGGGCGATAGATACGGGTCGCGGGGGTCGCCCCCCGTGGGATCCAGCGGCGGGTCCGCCGAATAATCCAGCCCCGTCTTGAAGGGTAGGAAGGTCAGCGTTTCGCGCACGTCGTTTTGAAACGGCGCGCCTTCTCCTGATGCCTGGACCAACTGCAATTTGCCGTCTTGGAGGATCAAGGCGGGGGCGGATAGCGCCTTCCATCGGTCCCACAGGGGCGGCGCCCCGAAATTGCGATACACCGGGCGCAGACGCTCCGCTTTCCGGGCCGCATCGTGTTCCTCGGCGCTGTCGTCGTCCACGCCCGTCCCGCTCGCGTAGTCCGCTTCCAGGGCGGCGGACCATTTGGCGCTCAAGTTTTGTTGACCGGCGGCGCCCGGTATGTTTTCCAAGGTTGTACAACCCACCAGCCGGGCCCCTAAAATCTCCACCCGTCCCACGGCGTGTTCCGCGGAGCGGCTGATGCGCACGATGGGGGCGTCTTTACTGGTCGCCCGGCGGATCTCCACCGTCCGCGGGTTGGTCGGGAACGTAAATCCCCCGTAGCTTTGCTCGCGGGCCGACAGGGCGAATACGTACAGCTCGAAGCCGGAATCGCCCACGGCCACGATCACCGCGTCCAGCCCATATTCCGCGGAGATGATCCGTTTCACGATCGCCAACAAGCTTTCGCTGGCCTGAAACCGTAAACTTCGCGCCACGTCATTGAGCAGCGCCGCCTGACCGCCCAGCCGCCACTCCGGCCCCTCGTCATCGCCGTTGGCGAAATGATCGAGCAAATACTGCGCCGCCCCAAAACCGCTCCATACTTCCGTCCCCCCGTAACGCACCTGATCGCCATTCACCACGTCCACTTGGCGGCGGGCGTTGCCGCTCACGAAGTTGCGTGGGTCCCTGGCGTTCATCCCCGGCACCCATTCCAAGGTTTGTTCCACATACCCCGTGAGCACCGCCGGGTCCTGGGCCTCGTTGCCCAGCTTGGGGCGCAACCAGACGCTTCGGGCCACGTCGATCTTGTCCAGGAGATGCGCCGCCTCATAGGCGATGAAGTTCTGCTGGCCGGCGGCGTAGAGCGTTCCGCCTACGTTCACCGGCCCCTGTGGTTCGCGGACTTCGCTCTCGATCCGCCCCATCCACAGCAATTTCACTCCCGTCGGGGTGTAGCCCCGCACCCGCACCCAATGCCCCAGGAAATCCACCGCCGAAGTCAGCGCCGCCGGGGGCACGTTGTAGTCGGTCTGATACGGTTGCTTGACCGTTCCGTACCGGCGCAGCAGCTCACATTCTCCGACGCCCGCACCGATGGTCATCGCCGTGCAGCGAAGGAACTCCAGAGACGGGTCCAGCTCCCAGGGTCCCGTCCACAATCGCTTGCGTTCCACCAGGGCCGTGCCGCTGATGCGAATGCTCGCCGCCGTCGGTCCCACAATCGTGATCGCCATGACTCTTTAGCTCTTCAACTCTTCAACCCTTGAACTCTGGAACTCTTTCCGACAACGCCCGGCGACGATGGCGGAGCGGCTGTGGCGAGCCCTAAAACCAGTCGCCGTCGACCGCCTACCATCGGTCTTTCCTTGACTGGCCCTTTGCTCCGCCTCGTCGCGCCCAGGCGCTTTCCCAGGCGGCGCTCGCGGTCTATGGTTCACATCTGCGTTTCTGCGTTTCATCACGACCTCCGCTGGTTGAAGGCGGCGCTTGTTTTTTCCTAAAACCTACAGCCCATAACCTACGGTCTATGGCCTATAGTTCCTGCGGCGCCGCCCCACGCCACACGCCCGCGCCCTCCGCCGCCGCCGGGCCGATCGCATCCGCGATCGCCGTCAGCACGGTTGATCCTTCTGAATACAGCCATGTGCCCCCGTCGTTGCGGCGAACCTGCACCCGCACCTTCACATTCGTCCCGTGCGTCTGGGCGGCAAGGTCATGTTCCAGCACGCTCAGGTTGTTGCCCAGAATCGTCTGCGTGACCGTGGGAGCCACGGCGGGGGGCGTACCGGGGTCCGTGCCGGTGAACGTGTAGGTTAGCGCCCATTCGGTCGCTCGTCCCGCGCCAAGCTCAAAATAAGCCGCCTGCACTCGCACCACGCCGCCCGCTCGCGGAATTAAACGGGCGTCGATCGGGGTGCTAGGCGGCGCCACGAGTTGCGCTCCTCCGCCGACTTCCAGCCGGCGATAGGGTTCGCCGTTGGGGCCGACGGGCAGGAAGCCGCTGTCCAACACGCCGTTGAAATAACTCATCGCCAGGTAGTAAATCCCGTCTCCGAAAGTCGTTACGGGCGAATGAGGCAGGGTGGCGTTGACCGCGAAGGGTACGTCCGTCTCCAGGGGCGGACCGTTCGCCGCGAGGCGGAAATAGAAACGATATTCCGCGGCGTTGAAAATGGCGTACGTGTCGCGCAGATCCACGTAGTAGTGGTTCAGCTTGAGCCGCACCATCTGGCGGATGAGGGCGCGATCGCGGGCCGGTTTCCGCCGCCGGATCCGCGGGCGGATGATGCGCTGACGTTTGGGGATCGGGGCGTTGGGTGTGGTCAGGAACCGCGGGTCGACGCCGCGCACGACGCGGGCGAAGACCTTCCGCGCCCGCCGCCGCCGTTCAATGAGCGGCGGGCGGATGATCCCCAGACTTCCGGCTTCCGTGGGCCAAGCCATGAATTAGTCCCCAGGCTGTAGGCTGAAGGCTGTAGGTAAAGACCGTAGGGAAAGCGCCTACGCCCTATGGTCTACAGCCTACGGGCTAGTATTCGCGGAATTTCAAACATCCGCTGACCACGCTGACCGTGGCCGTGCTGGCCATCGCCGTGATTTGCAGGCAGATCACGATGCCCGCCGCCCCGATGGCTTTGACCTCCTCGTCTTCCTCGGTGAAGGGATGGTCGATGCCGCTACGGTCGTTCATCCCCGACAGCCAGCTCGGGTAGGTGTCTAGGCCGGTTGGCTCGGCGGAATAATTGATCCCCCCGGTGCACACCGGGTCTCGTCCAGCCGGGTCGCTCTTGGCGATCTGCGCCGCGGTGATCGCCGTACCCGGGGTCCCCAGCCCGGTGCTGCGGATCAACCGCGCCACCAAGTCCCGATCAAAAGGCAGGGCGTCCGCCGGCCCGACCACCACGCGGCCCACCGCAGCGCGGGCGATGGGCGCTCCCGCCGGGACGATGATCCCCGCCACGGTCTTGAACGTGCCGGCGGTGGCACTGAGCCCAACGGCGTGAAACGGAATGGTGTAAATCATGTTCGAGCCTCCTTGCTCTAAAAGTTCCTATGGCTGGCCATCTTGAGCACAGCGAGTGGCGTCGCCCTCGTGCCTGCTCAATACTGAAACTCCTCGAAACGTACGAATCCCCCGATCGTGGCGACCAGCGGCGTCGCCGCTGGAGAAAACCGTGGGTACAACCAGATGGTCAAAACGGCCTGGTGAAAACCAGAGTAGGGCATCACCGGGGCCAGGCGGCGAGAAAATTGAACAGTCAACGGCCGCCGATTCCTGGCGATCCCAAAGAAAATCTTCAATTGGCCTGTTGGTGGCACGGTAATAAAACTGGCGTTTCCCGTGATCTCTGAATTTGTGCTCGCCACGAGTTGCAACCGCCCTGCTGGATCAAGCGGCAATCTTCCAGACGACTCAAGATCCAGGCCTACACTCGTCACCCCGTCTAGGTTTCCCTGCCCGATCCGAACGCCAACCGCCAAATCAGCATGAGAAGTCAATTTAAGAACGTGGACATGCGCGAACAGCAAGCGAATCCTAGTTCTAAGATCGTTGGTGTCTATGGGCCCCGAGCGGTTCAACAAACACAAGCCCATAGTCTGCAACCCGCCATCCGGCGCGGTGATGTTCTGCTCGGGAATATAAAGAACGCCCGCAGTTCCCATATCGCCATCCTCAACGAAGCGAAGGACCTCGTTTTTCTGTTATGGCCTCACCGCGGTTCCGCATTTCTGCGTTTCCTTCCTACACCCCGTCAAACGAAAAGTGCAACAGCCCCAAGACCCGTGGATCAGCCTTCGTCCCCGCGGGGATGGTGCGGCGCAGTTTGAAGGCCGCGAAATTCGCCGCCGCGGGGCGCAAGAAACCTGGCGGCGAACCATCCGATACCGGGAGAAGCATCGCTTCCGCCTCACTGTGCGGAGTGAGATAGCTTCCCCCGCCGTCCACGCTCAGCGACAAATAGGGCGCCTGTTGCCCGATCCACATTTTTGTCCCGCGGATGACGCCGCCGCTGCGGTTCTCCGCGGTGTAATCCAGCGTAAAGACCCCACCCGCCGCGGCCTGCGCGGCCGTGATGTCCACCAATTCCACGTTCGTCCGCGGCTTTTGCAGATCAACCCTTATTTCGTTGGGCGCGGGGCGGAGATAGACCGTCTTGATGCGGACTTGGATGAACTTGCCGGGGTCTTCGCCGTCTTCCAGCATCACGTCCGAATCCGCGATCACCCGTACCCCGCTGCCGAAGGCCGAGGACCCCGGGGCCCGCCAGCTCAAGCTCTTCCCGTCATCTTCCGCCCGCAAGGCCCCTTTCCCAGGTCTATTGCGATCGGACGCCCCGAAGACGCCGGAAAATGGCACGCTGAAGATCACCCCGGGCAGCGATCCCAACGCCCGGAACAAGGTCCGCACGCCCTGCCCGACGATCGGCGTGCGGAACACATGCAAAGCCCCGGCTTTCGTGTCAATGCCCGGCATCCGTTCCTTTCAAACCGCAGCGAAGGCGACTCGATCCGTTGCCGGGTCGTAGGTAAAGTTCCAGTTCGGGGCGTCCGGCGAACGAATCACGTCCTGTTCTTCGACCGACAGCGTCGTTCCCGCGTTGCCGGCGGCGTCCAGGGGCGTCACCTGGAATTTGTAGACGGCGCGGTCCGCCAGCCGATCACTAAGTACACGATAGTCCCATGCCTCCGAGTCGTGCGGGATGGTCGCGAGCGTCGTCAAGGTTACGCCGTTCTTGAGGTGTTGCACGAGGTAGCCGCGCACATCTGAATCGAGAATGTTTCGCACCCAGTGCACCGTGTACCGCGCCGGGAACTGCGCGATCGTGGGCGACAACGGATCGAAGTTGGGGTCCAGAGTGTCCACCACTTCCACCCGTCCCTGCCCCGCCTGTTCCACGGAGAAGGAAAAGCTCGGCGACGTCCCCGATCCCACGTGTACCCCGTCCAGATACCAGTGATAGTACACCGGCGACCCGACCAAAAAAGTCAGCGCCGTCACCGTCACCACGTTCCCGATGCGGATCATGGTCAGCTGCGGCGCGGAGGAACTCTTCGCCGCGTACGCCCGCCGCTTCCCCGGCAACCCATGAACTTGCAGTGCGCTACTCATCGTATGCCACTGCTCTGTGAGCAGTACCCCCGCCTTTCTTCATCGCATCGCCCCCAAACACCCCTCGAGCAAGAACACCGCCGCGATGATAAAGGTCACCGCGGCAAGTGCATTTTGGTAACTCGTAACTGGTAACTTTTTAGGCATCTCTAGTTCATCTTCTCCGCCTCGATCTGCACCACGCCGCGCAGTTGCAACGGCGCCGCCGCGGTGATCGCCGGAGTGCGCGACAGTTGCCCGATCCGCTTGATGAGGATGTTGGCCGTCGCCGTGCCCGTGTCGTCGGTCACGGTGCAGATTTTCCCCTGCTGGCTCTGCATCTGGCTGTACCAGGTGTTGATCGTGGCCAGCACCGCGAACTTGATCGCGGTGAAGGTGAACTCCGCCTCCCCCTTCCCCATCTTCTGCGCTCCCACCCCGTCCAATCCCGGCACGATCCAGGTCTCCACCCGTTCGCGCAGCTCCGCCGCCGGCCCGGAGAGCAGATCGCACACCACGTCCAACCCCGCATTGTCGTTCACCCCGGTGGCCATGAAACATCGGTCCTATGGGTCCTATTGGTCCTATTCCAATTTCGCCTGTCGTGGACAGGAGGTTGACTCGCTGTCAATAATTCGCTAGAATCAGTTCCCATGAGCGACCCGTCTGAAAACCGCCCCTTCAAATGCCCGTGGCCGATCGTTGCGCTGCGTTGGATCGCCGTCGCGGCTGGCGCGTTCGGCGCACTGGTCGCCGTCGGTTCGGCGATCGCCGGCTGCACCGGTGAACCGACGGCCGGGGAATCTTTTCTTGGGTCTTTGGCCATCACCTTCGGGGCACTGTTGCTGTATCTGTTCGCCGGGGCCTGCGCCACCCTCGAGCGCATCGCCGCCCGGTTTCGTAACTCGTAACTGGTAACTCATAACTCTTTCACTTGTCTTCCCCCCTCGGGACCAACGCCGGTCCGCCTTGCATGTTGCGGGTGGCGTTTTCAAGATGCGCAGCCGCGGCGTCCAAGCGGGTGCTCGTTTCCTTCATCTCCTTCAAGAATTCAACGCGCGGACCGACTCCTTCACCCGTTCCCAATTGCTTCGTGGGGTCCGTCGTACCGACCCCCACCAATTCCCTCGCGATGCGCGCCAACAATGTTTCCACCGCCCGGCCCTCGGCGTCGATCAGGTCCACACCAAAGGCTTGTTCAAACCCCATTTTCCGGAGCGCACCCCCGGCCGCCTGACGGCGGGCGTCTTCCGCCGCCTGGGCGCGGGCCATCGGTCCCAGGATCCTTTCCTGTTCGTCCATCGCTTCCCGCGTCTCGCGTTCTCGCTCCTCCCGCACCACCGGCGATTCCGCCTCCATGCGTGCGATCTGTCCGAGGACGGCGCCTTCTGTCGCCGCCGGCCCGGCCAGCTCCGCCCGCACCGCGAGCATCTTGTCCAACCCCTGCACCGCGAAGGCCAGGTTCTGCGCCGTCGCTCCCTTAGCGCCTAGCTTCTCGAACTCCGCCATCGTGTCCTGACCGGCCTTGGCAAAACGGTCCAATTGCTCAAAGAGGGGCATCCCCGGCGTTACACCCGCGATTCGCTTGAATTGCTTTCGCATTTTTTCATCGGCGTCCGGGCCCAGGGCTTCGAGAACTCCCTCCATCCCGCCGATCGCCTTGCGCCCCGGCAGTTTGCTCTGCATCATCGCCGCGAAGGAAAGGGCCTCTTCCGGCCCGCCGATGCGCTCCTCCATCGCCAGCGTTTTGGTCATCGTCTCCGGGCTGACCTTGAATCGCTGACTCACCAAGTGCAATTGGCGGACTATTTGCCCCACGTCCTTACCCTCGAACCCCGCCGCTTGGGTGGCGAATTCCTTAATGCCCTCCATCGGAATGTCGCCCAGGCGGAACACGTCGAGAACTTCCTTCAGCTCTCGTTGGGCGGCCTTGGTGTCGCCGCCCATGGCGTCTTCGAGGGCGTCGGCCAGACCGAAAGCGCCCGGGCGATCGCCGATTCCGGCCTCGGCGGCGATCTTCATGGTCGCTTCCGTGGCCTGTCTTCCGCTCCCGGACAATAGCGGTTTCAACGCCGGCACGAGTTTGTCAGCCACCCCGATGGCTTCCTTGGCGTTGGCGATCCACTGGGCGTGGGCCGCGGATGCCGCCCCGATGACCTTGTTGACCAACCCGATGGCGGCGCCCACCGACAGATACCCCGCCGCCATGCCCAACAGACTCGTGGTCGTGTCGTCACTCGATTTGCGGCTGCCGGCCCCCACCGCCTTGATCTTCGATTCCACGGAGAGCAGCTTGGCTTCCAGGCGGGCCAGCGCCGCCTGGGCGCTCTTATCGTCCCCCGTAATTTTCATGGCGATTTCAGACAAGGTCGCTTCGCTCCAGTTACGAGTTACCAGTTACGAGGCGCGCTGGTAACTGGTCACTGGTAACTGCCTTTCCTACAGGCTTCAGCCTACGGTCTACGACCTTCAGTCGTCACCGCCAACCTCCATAAGTCCGCCATCGTGGGCATATAGGTTCGGTCTCTTCCGGCCCGCCACGTCTCGTATTGCAGCGTTCGCGCGCTCACGTCGATGAAACGAGTTCCGAGTTCCGTTTTTTTTTGTCCCACTCCAAGAGGGTGGGCCAGTCGATGAGCGCCCCCAGCACTTCAAACACCGTCTGATCGTCGATCAAGGAGAGCAGCCCGCACTCCACCGGCCCCACACGATAGTTCGCTCCCAGGGCCAGGGCCGCGGCGTGCCCCGCTTTCTGCCCGTCGACGGCGGTCCCCCCGTCCGCCCGCTTGAAGTAGTCCCACACCCATTCCACTTCCTCCCACAGCTCCGCGTAGCGCGGCAGCACCGACCCCATGATCCAACGGCCGGCGTCATCCACGTCCCATCGATGGGGCAAGGCGTTATGCCATTGCACGGCGCCGTCCAGCGAGTCCACCAACTTCCTCGCCGCGGGGCACAACCATTCCCGCCCATCCGCGAGAGTGACCCGGTGCCCGTTCAACGTCCGCCGCCGGCACAGCTCCGCCGGGGCAATCTCTCGCCCCGTCGTTTTCCCAACCCAACGAATAGGGCGTGGTTCATTCGACATTCGACATTCGACATTCGACATTCGTCGCCATGTCTGTTTGATGGGATAATACCCGAGCTCGTCATCCACGCTCACCACGAACCCCGGCTTTTCGCCCGGGCCCATCGTCGATGCTCGCACCAACGGCGGGGCCTCGAAGGCGTAGGTAAGCCCCGCCCGCGCAACGTCCTCGAGCGTGCCCTGAAACTGATCCGTCTCCACGAAATACAGAAAACTCATCGTGTGCCGCTGCTGTGTCAGCAGCGCCCTTCATCGCCGCTTCCCTATGCGATCGCTTGGTTCACCGCCGTCACGATCGGAGCATTGGTCCCGTCGTAGCCGCAGGTGATGGTGATCTCGATCTCGCTGGGGCCGGTCCCCGAACCGTCCTGTAATCGGTTCACCGCCACTCGTCCGTAGGCCGTCACCTTCACGTGGGCGAGGGCGCCGTCCACTTCAAAGGTCAGGTGTTGCTTGCGCTTCCGCAGATAGAGAATGGTGTTGGCGTGCGTGCCGGACAGCCCGAGCAACGGGATCACCGCCGGGTCGTGCTGCGCCAAGTTGATGCCCCGAATGGTGATGGTGGGTTTGATCTCCCGGATGGTCACGATCCTGGGGAAGACCTCATGTTCCTTGCGCGTTCGTTCGACGACGATGCCGTAGTCGATGGTGACGTTGGTGAAGTAGGTCAGGAGGATCCCCGCCACGGTGATCTTCCCCAACCCCCATCGCCCGCTGTCCGTCATGGGAGTGGGCGCCGCGGCGTTAATCACCCGGGCGATGGGATCGGCGGCACCGTCCCACTGCGCCACCGCCTCCGCGGAGAGCATGGCGTCCCCGTCCTGCGCGGCGCTCAGTTGTCGCAGGGCGAAAATTCCCTGGATGATGGAGTCGCGGACGTGGACGCTCGCCGGGTCCCGCGTCCCGCCGCCCAGCCAGCGTTGCCCGAACATCTTGATCCCTCCGGTGAGGGCGGAAATGTCCAGGTAGCCCAGCGGCGCCGCGGCCAGCAGCGTGGCCACGTCCTCGGTGGTGAACGTCGCCGCGTGCTCCTGGCTGCGCAGGGTGGTGAAACGCGGGTAGACCTCCCCGCTCCTCGATTCGTTACCCACGCTCTCATCGTTGGACACGTTCTGCTGGGTGATCCCGCCCAGCAGGGTGGGTCCCACGTTCACCGCATAAATTCCAAAGCGCGACATAATTCAGCCTCCTTGCCGTGTGCCACTGCTGTGTCAGCAGCGGTCTTCGCCGTTTTTTCCTACCGCCTTCAGCCTATGGCCTCCCCCTACGGCGTCGGGTCGACCAGCGCCGCGATCTGCACGTTGGCGGACGCAGGGATGGCCCCGGTGGTGAAGAACAGGGCGGTCACATCCACCCCCAAGGGGTTGGCGAAATACGACCCCGTGTACCAAATCAGCGGCTTGTTGGCCTTGATGGCCAGGGTCCCGCCCGACCCGGCGCTGCTGTTGATTTCGATGGTGACGTCTTGGTCGCTGAGGATCACCAGACTCTTCAGTCGGGCCACGATGATGTCGAACGTATCCACCTGTTGGTCGGTCACCGACGGGGCCACGACGTGGTCCAGCAATTGTTCCTGGGCGTCGGTGATGGGAAAACTTCCGCTGATCTTCTTGCCCGTCGTGCTCACGCTCTGTTCGATGGTGTGCGTAAAACTCATCGTCGTTTCTCCGTGCCGTGTGCCACTGCTGTGCCAACAGTGGCGGTTCCCGGTCTTTCGCTTCTACTCTTTGGTTTTCTTGGTGCCCGCTTCTTTCAGCAAGACCTCCAACCTTTTGCGCATCATCGCCACAATGGACCGCGTCTCGTTTTCAGTGAGCCGGGTCATCTCCTCGCGCATTCGGAACTTCCCGTATCGATGCGGCCTATTCAAACCATGCGCCGCGATGACCGCCTTGCCACCGGTCCGCGTGCTCCTGATATTTTTGATCGTCGCCAGGACGCGACTCGCCCCGCTCCACACCAGCGGGTTGCTGTGATGTTTCTCTCGCCTCTTGCGGGCCGTGTATTTTTTGGAACGCGGAGCATACCCGTACAACCGTGCCCCCTGGACGGTGAAGTGGCGGGCGCTGAAGCGATCAAACCAGTGTTCAGCGCCCGTGGCATAGACCGCCTTCATGGTCTCGTTCCACGTTCGCCTACTCACCTGCCCGCTCTTCGCCACCGTAAACTTCAGCAGCATCAGGAACTCCCCCACTCAAAGCGCAGGTCGATCTCGATGGTGTTGCCCTCCACCGGGATCCGCTCCGCCTCGGCGAGGAACGGCCCGAAGCAACTCCAGCTCCGCGTGGCCAGGTAGAGCCCCGTTTCGTTGAGGGCCAGCACGTCGGCGATGATTCCCCCCGCCGCGTTGCAGAACCGCCGGCTGATCTCCCCCGGATCGGCGGCGATGGCGGGTTCGATGTCCGCGATCAACTTCGCGTACATGGCCCCGGAATGCTGGAAGTTGCTCATCCCCCCCCCGGCCGAGTCTTTCTCTCCGCGCACTCCCTCCAACGGTTCCATCCACACGATGGCGCAGGGGCGGACGTGCAACAGTTCGTCGAGCGTGTGGGCGACGTTGTCGCCGGGCGGCGGATAGCCTTCGTAGAAAATATGCTCCAAGGCCTCGTCGTGGGTCGGGGCGTTCACCCAGGCGCGGAAGGTCGGC